TGGTTATCCTGGCTTGCAGGTTGCGCTTGACAATGTTTCATCCATGGTTAAAGATCTTTGGTTAGATTTGTTAGATCGAGATAGACGTAAGAGATTGATTGTAAGGTTCCTTTTCTGGAACTTTAGGTTGTTGAAATTAATGCGTTGGACGGTCGAAATCATTTTGCAGATCTTGGTGTCAATATTGTATTTAGTCCCTTGGTTTATCCAATGGTTAAATGCAACGAGAACTCAACCGGTGTTTCGAGGTTGGTTGATAGATTTGTTTTCAGTTGACAAAATTGATTATCGTGTGTTATTTAAAAGTTGTAGTGTCAATGATGCTACTGTGCATAGTCCAGCAGCACATAGCCATTTGACAGCAGCAACCGATAGATGTAAAGGAGATATGTTAGCAATGACATTTGCTAATATGATTGGTCAAACTTTGCATAGCGTTAGTAAGTCTGTTGGTGAGGATAAGACAGTTAAAGGAAATCATTTTCATTATTGCGCTAAAGACTTACAAATGCGAAGCAGGAATGATCAATGGGGAAAGAAGAATTTATTGAAATTTACTGACGTAGATTATTACTGTGATATGAAGCGTTACTTGCAGGGAAATAATATATTAGTACATACATTTGTACCAGAGACTGCCGGCGGTAATGCAACAGATTGCGTATTTTCTATAGATAAGTATGATGTCATACACATGAAAGTCAATGGTGGAGCTGAGTACAACCATATGATTTGGGACTATGATTGTGATCATATTATAGTCGATCATTGGTGGGGTTCTTGTTTGTATTTAGTTGAACAGAAAACTGTTGGGTATATGAAGAGACTGATCTTTTTGAATTGTGTTAAGGTAGTATATGGACCGTTTGCTTGGGGCTTACCAGGTTATAGACTTGAGAGGAAACGATTCTGCTATAATGACAACATAGTTTATTTACAAAGGGTGGTTGGTGAAGGCATCAACACTAAAATGGAACATGTATTGGGCTATGTTAATCATTATACCAGTGTTACAGTTTCTGATCGAGCTCTTACGACCTGTTTAGCTCAAATAAGACAGAAAAGTAAACCTGCTGTATCGGATTGCGAGAGGTTATTGAGAGCAGAAGAAGTGCAGAATCCAGCTACAGCAGCGGTTATGATGTTTGAGCTTATAACTAGTAACGATTTTACACGCATGATGCGACCATTAACACAAACTGTCAAAGGGGTACAGGGTGGTTATCAAAGCTTAGCACCTTTGGTAACGGAAGAAGGTACGGATAGACATAGAATATTGATGCCAAGGTTGTATAAAGGAGGTTTTGCACCGCGCTCGTCATTTAATAATGATAATGCTTGTGTCAACGGCAGGATTAAGAAAGTTGAGAACAAGGTAACAACTTATCCACCCTTTTTCTGGATTTGCATGCATGAATATCTACAGCGTTTAATTCCAGAGTCTGAGAGTGGAACCCTTGTACCAGATGATTTTGACACACAGAATGCTAAGTTTAACAGACCTAGTCAAAGATCAAAAGTTGAATTGGTTAAAGACTGGCTTTTTGCTGATGGTGGTTTTATTGTCAAAGCCTTCCAGAAAGCTGAGTTTTACGGAAAAGTGACAGATCCTAGAAATATTTCCACATTGCCAATGGAACATAATTTTAGATTGGGTCAGTATGTGTCACCTTTGGTCAATAAATTTATGAAACCACAACAGTGGTATGCGTTTGGGAAACATCCTAGAGTGATTGAACAAAGGTTGATGGATATGGCCATGACTGCTAAAGAGATTATTCCAACTGATATCAGTAAATGTGATGGTAGTTTGGGATACATAATTTATTGTTTAAATGTTGCAACAATGATGCGGGGATATGCTTCGGTGTATCACCCAGAATTGATGCGATTGTTATCTAAAGAGAAGCATGTTAAAGGTATCACCAAACATGGATTGTTTTATGAAGCACACTATAATACTTTGAGTGGCTCAAGTAAAACATCATGGGGTAATACGAATGCCAATGCTTTTATGAATTATGTAGCCTTGCGATTTCATCATGATGCAGATAGAGCTTGGGATAATTTGGGAATGTATGGTGGTGATGATGGTTTAACAACACACCTACCAGCAAAGGATTTGGAAGCTACTTTCGCAAAATTCGGAATGTTATTGAAGGCTGAGGTGTCCAAAGAAGGTGAACCTGTACCATTCTTGGGTAGAATTTATTTGGATCCTTGGACAAGTGCAGAAAGCATTATTGACGTGAAGAGACAAATGTCTAAGTTACATGTATCTGTGTCACCAATTGCTGTACCAGACAGAGTTGTTGTTAGTAGAAAAGTTTTTGGATACAAAACGACAGATTTGGATACACCTGTTATCAAACAGTGGTGTGCAGCAATGGAGAGAATATTTCCTCAGGCCACGATCGAAGAAATAGAGAAGTATTCTCATGATTCTAGAGAGGATGTGACTTATTGGTCGACGTTTGAGGCACCATTTTGTAAATTGCAACGCATTGATTTAGCAACATCTATCATTGCTGAGCAATTAGGGGTTCGTGTGGAAGATGTCAATAATTATATTGAGAAGTTAGATACAGTCTTTAAACTTGACGACTTAATAGGCATGGATGAAATGTTGGAAGTGAAAGAAAAGTTCGAGATCACTGCAGAAGTAGACGGAGTCATAGTTGAAGGAAGCAAACCCGATCACCATGAACAGATCGCTGCGAATGAGACTAAGGCTAGTAAGCAGATGGAAAAAGTGATCAAGAAAACGAAGAAGATGAGATTGCCCAACGAAGTCAGGTTCGCTGATCCCCCGAAAGGCGAAGCAACCACGAAAGAGAAGAAGGCTGCACCATTGAGAAATGTTTGCAGATTTGATAAAGAGAAGAAACCTTGTCCCTATGGTAAGAAGTGCAAATTCTATCATGCACCCGTATCTAAGGATAGGGTTCCAGCTGAAAGCACATCCAAATAAATACCAATATAAACATTCTACACCTTAGTGGCTAGGTGTTCATATTGTCAAGATCAGAAATGAACAAACAACAAAAAGTTAAACAAATGAACACACCACCTAAGAGTGCTGTTAAGAAAGCAAAGAGTACAGTTGTTACTGTGCCAGCCGCCATAGGCAATAAAATTGTTAAACCTAAAGCTAATGTGAATCCATTGAAGGATGGTATACGCGTTAATAATATGGAGTACATTGCCGAGTTGAATGGATCTGTTAACTTTGTAGCTAACAGTTTTACCATTCAACCTGGGAATGGAGCTGTATTTCCATGGTTGTCTAATTTAGCAACTATGTACGAGAGTTATACCTTTGAAAAGTTGATGTTTCACTTTAAAACCGAGAAGTCATCTTCAGCAGGTGGAACAGTATTAATGGCTGTCGATTATGATGCTAGCGATGCTGGACCACTTAATAAACAACAGTTGATGACTTATAAGGGAGCTGTTAGGACTCAACCGTGGGCCAACGTATCATTGGTATGCCCTGCTTCTGACACACAGAAAATCAAACAACGTTATGTCAATTTTGGTGTAATACCTAGTAACACTGACCAGAAATTGTATAATGTTGGTAATCTGTATGTTTGTACACAGGGTTGTGCTGATACTACGGTGTTGGGTGAGTTGTATGTTGAGTATACTGTCGTATTTAGAACACCTCAATACGACGCAAATGCTTGGGCGTCCGCTGGTAGCAACTTGTCTACGGGCACAACTGGTATCACAGCAGCAAGAGTTTTAGGCACAGCGCCAGCGCTGAATACTTTAGCTTCTGGTTTAGCCATAACTTATGACACTAACACTGGGGCCATAGGTTTTGGATCAACTGGAACATATTTAGTAGTGTTACAAACTACAGTAGGAGCAGCCACTACGGGCACATTGGGTCTCACATTAACGGGAGGCTCAACCGCAACTTCTCCTAATACAGTCACTTCAGCCGCGTCAACCATAAGCACTTTTACTGTTAAGATATTGAATGTAGGAGACACACTTACTTGCAGCGGTTTTACTTACACCACACCAACTGCTGCTAGTTTGCGTATTGCTTCTTACCCATACGGTATGTAATTGCTTTATGCATGTAAGCTGCATCGTTTTATGTTAAGGTTCGACAGCCATGCTGTCGAGATGACTAATTTCACAGCATTGGTCATGCTGAACACTTTTCATTTAACAAAATGCCGCGTACTTGTCCATATTGTCAATTCATTAGCGTTGATCGAACAGCACATAAAATCCATTTGCGTCTCAGTCATCCCACGCTGATTGGCCATTGTTTAGAGCAATCTATCAAAGGCCAGGGGGCAGAGTTGCATGTCACCAATAGTGGTAATTTTTCTATTATCGCGATTGATGGTCATGTTTATAATGTCAAGCCGGATGTAAGGGATATGATTGTTGCTTTGTGCACTAACACCGACGCTAAGGAGTAGAATAGTGCAACTACTGAAAGGTGTTGCAAGCGACATGTCGAACATTTGATATGAATCGCGAGTCTTGTTTCAACAAGGCGGTCAGTGAGGGCCCCCCAAAGGCCCATAACCGGC